TTTTTATCATGTGGTGCAAAGGATATTCTAGGATTTTCTGCTGATTTAAGTTCCATATCAGATGATGAGATTACTGGAAAACTACCAACATGATTTAAACTTACAAAATTTTGATAATTATTAAAATCATATTGTGTTATTTTCTTTTTTACAATATCATGTGTTACTAGTTTTGATGCATAAAGTCCATTAATAGCATTATCTGCTCTATCAAAATTTCTTACAAAATGTAGTTTATTGATTCGATAAATTCCCCTTGCTCCAAGTTCAACACCTTCTGAATCTTTCGTTCTAGGAAAATATTTGTAAGTAAAGGCTGCTTCACGTTCTGATAATTTATTTAAACTTATAAAATTACAATTATCTATCGTTTCATAAAATACATAATTAACACCAGCATTATCTTTTTGAATAGCTCTTTGTGTCAACCATTTAATTGCTTCTAATGGATGTAAATTTGGAATTATAAGAGATTCAATTTTATCTGTTGGTTCAATTAAGAGTTGTTTACTAGAACCAGTAACTCCATTAGAGTCTGGAAGATTATACAAATATTGATTATAGATGTCAGTAACAATATTACTTATAGTAGTATTGTGATAAGATTTAGATACTTTAGAATGAATATTACTTATATATTGTTCAGATATTAAATCTAGTGTAAAAACTTGTGCCTTTGGTTCTTTAGTTGAAAAATACCTAGCATCCAATGAGTTTACATACATATTAGGTGTTTTTACTGTATAGAAAGTATCGTCTGATCTTCCATCTACACCCGATAATGAAATATCTATATTAACAAATTCTTCTCCTACTATTGGAAATTTAGCAGGAATATTATAAGAATCTGATAACACTATACTGCCTGTCATAGAAGTTTTAAATAAATTTTCTTCTACATTCAACTCTACTAAAAACGGACTTAAATCAAAGTCTGAAAGAGCTGAACTAATAGATAAATTATTTACTCTTACATCTTGTATATTACGTTGGTTTTGCATAATTTACTCTACAACAAGTTTTTTAAATTCTCTTACAATTTGAGAAGTATATTGAGATTTAATAATATCTATCATTCTTTTTTTATCATTTAATTTTTCTTCATAAATAAAATTTGTTACAGCATTATATCCTGGCCCAGATGTATCTTGAAAAAAACCATTTGCACCTATGCTCTGTGGATACCTGTCAACAATATTTCCATCATTATCTTCGTAATGATGAACTCCATTTGGATCACCATATTTTTTTATTACATATTTCTGTAAATCCAGATAAGTTAATGGCCAATCATAATATGGATTAGTCATATAATTTGCATACATGATAATCCAATGTAAAGTAGAATCACCATAAAATTGATGTGCAAGTGTGTCTGCTCTGTCGCCATCTTGAATAAAATATTGTTCAAAAATAGATACATTTGTAATTTCTATTTTTTTTCTGATTCTTCTTAAAATATTCGTTACTAATCTATACTTTTTTTCATTAACATCAACAGCATTATATACTGTATTTGGGAAATATTTGAAATAAGCCATAATTAAAAACCTCCTTTTATTTCACTTCTCGTTTCATCATTCTCTCCACCCAAAACATCATCTTGTGTTACAATTAGAGTTTCTTCAAATTGTAATTGTAATGTTACAGATGTTGGAGCACCTTTGTCAAAAGAATGCCAACCTGACGTTGCAAAATTAGTATTTACTGATTTTAGAATACATGGTTTTAATTTTGGAAGATACAGATTATCATTAAGTTTTTTCTCGCTCTTTCCATTTGGAAGAAAACCTTGTATTCCTCTTTGTGCTTCTTGGCCAAGATCATCAAAAGTTTTAAACGAAATATAAAAATCATGTGGATATTCAAAAAAACTTTCACTATTTTGATAACTTGGTTTAGAATATGCTCTAAATTTTTCAATCAAATCTCTTAAAATATTACTCTCATCTTTATTTCTAGGAGAAAGTGTCCATGAAAACTCAAATGCTCTGAATGGGACACCTTGAAATGTCTGCTCTTTAAATGGATTTGCTTTTAATCTAGTTTGCACTTCAATATTACTTTGAAGCCCACCACCACCAAGAGCACCTAAAACAGCACCACCTATAACACCTTGTCCTAATACAGTAGAAACAAGTGAACCAGCACCACCAGAAATTATAGAACCCATATTAGCAAAACCAGCTGCTTCCAAACTACCTGTACCCTTCATCATTCCTCTAACCATACCTAAATCCTCAGATTGCCATTCAGCAGTATCATTATATTGTAAATTCTCTGGCATAGGTAGATGAATAATACCAACTGGTTGTGCTGAATTGTTTGCATTTGTAAGGTTATTTACCCTTGCTCGGAAATTAGCAGTAGCAGTTTTCATACTATTAAGAATACCGCTTGTCATATTTTTAAGTCCATTTGGATTTTCTGCCATTCGTTCTGCAAGAGATTTGTCATTTTCATCACTCTCTGATGCACGATCACCTGATCCCTCTGCAACAGCTGCGGGTTTAGGTATATTTTCTGTTATAGCTTGATCCAAAGATTGTGCTAAAGATTGGTGTTGATTAATTAAACTTCCCATGTTCTTAGTAAAATCATTCATTTGAAGTCCATCTTTTTTCTTTATTTCAATCGAAACAATATCTGGATAAGTAATACCAGTACCCAAATCCGTAGGAAATACTATACTTTTAAATGTAGACATTTATTTATTCCTTTTAACACGTTGATCAGTTTTTTTCCAGATTACCTTAGATGGCAATCGTCTTTTATCCATAGAGTAAAATCTTTCTGATGGTACACTCATAGCAATTTCCCAATCTAAAGGATGTACCTCAATTATCTTTGAAGTAATAGCATCAAAACTATATCTTCTATAAGAAAATTTAGCGTATTTAAATTTTCTATTATTTCTTATAATCTTTATAAAAGAATTAAATAATATTCTTTGATTCTTGTTATAGTCTTGTTTATTTAAAAATTGAAACATATATTCCATTAATAATCCTCTTTGCTTAGGATTCATAAAATGAAAATTAATACCTTCAAATATTTCTTCTGTTCTATATAAAACAAATGTCAAAGGAAACATATCAAAAGTTACTTCGGGTATTAAAGGAATATAACGGTAAAAATACATTCTACCTAAATAAAAATTACTTTTTACTTGCCCGCCTTCACGAAGCATATCTCTAAAATCAAAGTTCTTTCCATATTCTAATGCATATTCTTGATAAAATTCAATAGACCTTTCACTTCTTTCTATTATGTTAGTAGCCTTTGCTGCTTTATGTGCTTTTTGAAAAAAGGATTCATTTCCTAAAAACTTTATATGTTTATTTAAAACTTTTAATAAAGGATTATTGCGATGGAGAAGATTTTGAATATCATCCTTTCTTCTCTTTGATAATTCTTTAATTTCATCCTTTTTCTTCCCAATTAATTTAACAGCTATTTTTACTCTTTTTACTAAAAGTCCAAGATCCTTCAATGAAGGAAAACCAATTTGTTTTAAATGTTTTTCATACAAACCCCTTTCCTTATAATTTAAAGATTTAATAATCTTTTTTATCTTAGGATTATCTTTAATTTGGCTTATATGTTTAATCTTTCCTTCTCTATAAAGTTTTGCAGATTCACGAAATAAAGCTCTTACTTTAGGATAATTTCTTAGCTTTGCAAGAGTATCAAAAATCTTTTGCTCTACAATCCCTGCGTCTTTTAAACGTAAATTTTTTTCCTTTTCTTCTTGTATTGCCATTGTTCTATATTTATAATAGATTTTATTATTTTATTCCTAATTCCTTTTCTGTAAGAACAATAAACTCCCAATCACGTTTCTCAGCCCATTTCTTTGCAGCTCTCCATTTTGACTGATTTCTTACATATGCCTGCAATTCATTTCTATACTTGCTGGATCTACGTTTTGGTTTTTTAGGAGGCAAACATTGACTATGTGGTTTTATCTCAATTATATATTTCTTTATTTGCCCTGTTTTGGTTTTAACTTTTACATAAAAATCTACAAAATATCGTCTTGTCTTTTTCTCAACTGGATTATAATATGGTATTTTTACAGTTTCCGATCCCCATTCTAAAACATTATGACGATTATCAAGATATTTCATATATCTCAATTCCCAACTAGAGCGAAACTCACATTCATGGAGATTACCTACATATTTCTCCTTATTTTTAACCTTATATTTACCAACTCTAGGATATTTTTTCATATATCTATTATAAATATAGTAAGATTCTAAGTATTTATAACAGGAGTAACAAATGGCAGGTTCAATAAATGAGTTTTTATCAAAAACAAGAGGAGATTTTGCAACAGCTAATCTGTTTCAAGTTTCTATCATTCCGCCTCAAAGTCTAAGTTTGAATACAATATTTGAGGATGTCCGAAATATAAATTTTCTTTGTAATACTGCTTCAATTCCTGGCTTAACAATGGCAACAACAGAAAAAGCATTAGATTATAGAGAAAGAATAAAACAGAAATTATATGATGATATTAATTTAACATTTTACTGTACCGAGAGTCTAAAAGAAATAAAATTTTTTAACGATTGGTTAAATCTTGCTGTCAATCCTTTTAATAATAGAACTGGTTATCATTCTGATTATACATCTACAATAATAATTGCTAAATTATCAAAAGAAGCAATTAAAAAAAATATAATGAGTAGTTTCAATGAAAATGAAATGATAGATGATTTAGCTACTAGAGCAGACAGAGCACGTTCTGGTGGAAATATTATAGGACAAACTGAAGGATGGAATAAAAAGTCTTTCTCAATAACATTATTCGAAGCTTTTCCAAAACGAATAGAACCACTAGAATTAAGTTACGCAACAAGTGATATTGTAAGTGTAAATGTTTCGTTTACCTATCGTTATCATAATATTGGGTTTTAATAATTAGTATATATATTATATTAATATTATTTTATGTAAAGGAGTTAATGAAATGGGATTACCAAAAATTGCAGTACCAGAGTATAGTTTAAAATTACCATCTACTGATGAAGAAATAAAATATCGACCTTTCCTAGTTAAAGAAGAAAAGCTTCTCTTGATTGCTATGGAAAGTGAAGATGAAAAACAAATAATTGAAGCAACAAAGAATGTAATTAAAAATTGTATCATTAATAAGATAGATATTGATGTACTTCCAATATTTGATATTGAATATATTTTTCTTTGGTTAAGAGCAAGGTCAAAAGGAGAAGTAATTGAATTAAATTATAAATGTCCTCAATGTGAAAAAACAGTACCAATTTCTTTTAATATTGAAGATATAAAAATTCATAGAAAAGATGAACATACAAATAAGATTCAATTAACAAATGATTTAGGTGTTTGTATGCGCTATCCTGATATGAAATTACAATCTAAACTAGATTCTATTGATAAAGATAATCAGATAGAATTGGTACTAAGATCAATGATGATATGTATAGATTATATCTATGATAATGAAAATATATATTCTAGGAAAGATCATACAGAAAAAGAATTAGAAGAATTTTTAGAATCATTGAGTGATGCACAATTTCAAAAAGTTTCATCATTTTTTGAAACAATGCCAAAATTAAAACATGAAGTTAAATTAGAATGTAAGAACAAGATAAAAGAAGAAGGAAAGAAAAAAGAAAAAGTATGTAATTATACTGAAGATATAGTTTTGGAGGGCCTTCAATCTTTTTTCGAGTAATCCTCTGTGATAATTCATTAGGTAGTATGTTTAGTAATAATTTTGCTATGATGCAACATCATAATTATTCCTTAATTGAAATCGAAAATATGATGCCTTGGGAAAAAGATGTTTATACTACATTATTAGTAAACCACGTTGCAGAGGAAAATGAAAGAATTAAAAATCAAAACTCACAAAATCATTAAAGGAACAAATGATGGCTGATAAATCACTAAATGACATTTGCGAAGAATTAAAAAAGCAAAACAAAAATATACAGCGAAAAAATTCAATAGATAATTCGCAATGGGCACGCTTACAAACAGTATTGCTCAATATGCAAACTTTATTATTTTCTGTGAATAATGTATTAAGTACTTCTGCTATAGCAAAAAATAGTGATAGTCCATTAGAAACTTTAATAAAAGAACAAACTAAAGTAACAAAAGAAGCAACACCTGCCGAAGTCATATCACCTGCTAGGCCAATATCATCCGAAAATGTCAATGATATGAAAATTGCTAGAGTTGAAAGTTTGACAGTTTTTATACCAAAAACAGTACATTTTAATATAGATGATATAATGCCATTTAAAGAAATCTCCAAACCATCTAAGAAAGATAAAGATGAAGATAAAGACTCTGACAAAGATAAAAAAGCTCTTACATTATTCCAACAAATTTGGAGAAAAATGTCTGGAAAAGGTATATCTAAAGAAGAACAAGAATTAATAGAAAGAGAAAAACAAGCAAGAGCTGAACAAAAAGAAAAAGCAAGAGAAAAAAGAGTTAAGGATAGATGGACAAACTTTACAAAAGGATTTAAAGATAGATTAAAAGACAATCCTGTTACAAATTTCTTCAAAGATAATTGGGGAAAATTGTTGCTTGGATTAGCAGTATTGTTTATGAAACCAAGTCAAATGAAAAAGTTGTGGGGTTATTTAATGGAATTTGGAGAATGGTTTGCAGAAAATGGCGGAACTGTTTTCAGGAAGATATTTGATTTTTTAAATGTAAATATACCAAAATTAATTGATTTATTATTTGATGTTGTAGATTGGTTTGTAGGAAAAAAGAAAGGTAGTGCTGAAGAAATTAAAAGCAAAGAAGAAGAAATTAAACAAAAAGAAAAAGAAATCAGGAATGAAAAAGATCCTAAGAAACAAAAAAAATTAACAGAAGAAAAAGCACTTTTACAAAAACAATTAGAAGATTTAAATACTAGATCTGGTGGGGTTGATGATAGTATATTGAAACAAGTAGCAGTTATAGCTGGAATTATGGCATGGTTTGCACCAGGCCTTATGTATTCAATCGGAGCTCTAGCGGTAAGTTGGGGTTGGAAAGGAATTAAAAGTTTATGGACTAAAACACCAGATGCAAATGCAAATACAAAGACAAATACAAATACAAAGACAAATACCAAGACAAATACAAGTAATGTTAGGAATACTCCTAGAGGTACGCCTCCGCCCCCACAAAATCCAGAGCAGATTAGGGAAAGAAATCAAAATAGAAGGGCTCGTTTAAAACAACTCAGAGCAAATAATCCACAGGCAACTAGATCTATTGGTAGTAAAGTTGCATCAAAGGTGTCAAAGGCCACAAGGGCAGTTGGAAGTTTATCTGGTATGCGTGGGTTGCAAGCAGTAATGGACAAATATCCAAGAGTAGCAAAAATTCTTCAGTTGCCGGGAATTGGTAAATTACTTGCTGCCACATCAGTTATAGCTACATTAAATTCTGATGCACCATTAGGAGAAAAAATTACAAGTGTAGCAGGAATCCTCGGAGGTTATGGTGGTGGTGTATGGCTTGGTGGTATTGCTGGTAGTATTGCAGGACTTGCTGGTGGTCCGACTGCTCCAGCAACAAGTCTTGTTGCAGGTCTTCTCGGCGGTGCAGCTGGATGGTGGTTAGGAGATAGATTAGCAACAGGTTTAACACAATGGTTACTCGGTGCTCCTGTTGATGCATTTCCAGATTGGATTAATGATTTCTTTAATGGGAAAAATGTAGATAGTGCAGAAGATAAACTTCCCCCTGAGAAATCACAAATGCCTATACCAAAAACTACTCCTAAAGATTCTCAAAATACTGGTGCTATTGGTAAATGGTCTGGAGCAAATCAACCTAGAGTTACCCCTACTGCTTCTCAAGATAATAAATGGGCTGGTGCAAAAAAACCTAGAGTTACTCCTAAAGCAAAACTTGATGGCAAGGGAAGTTTTAATGATATACAAAAACCAAAATTTAGCGCAAATTACAGTCCCATATGGAACTCACCAAATCGAGGACAAGGGATGTTTATAGATCAACATATAGAAGTACCATCATATGTTTCTGATAAACAAGCTGAACTAATTAAAAAGGAATGGAAAGTAGCAGTTAGTTATGGAAAAGAATGGCAAAAACTTTCAAGACAAGGATTAGAAGATACAGAAAAAGGAAAAACTGTTGAGTCGTTAATGAGACACCAATTTAGGAAAGTTCAAGAAATGATTTTTGTTGCAGAAAAAAAACAGGAAGTGGGAGAGGATGATTGGGATTTAGATGAAGAACAAATCGCACGACTAGAATTTAAAGACGAAAACCCTTTAAATCCAGAAGAAAGAGAATCCAGAAAGCACATTTTAAAAGAAGTTGGTCTACTTCCAAAAACTCCAACTCCAAAAGCAACAAAAGTGGTTTCACGAAATGAGAAGTTCAATGTCAAAGGTTTAGTTGTTACTGATGAAATGGAAGATAAATGGGCTGAACATAAAGGTATTAAAGGAAGAAGCAAAACTGGAAAAAGAAGAAGAGCAAATATGGATTTAAAAAAACAACTAACGCGTGGTCATCAAGAAGAAATTAAAAAAGTATTAGGTGATGACCTTTACGCACAAATGACAAATTCAGCATCCATAGAACCAATAAAACCATCAGAAGGTGTGATCACACCCAATATGTCAAGAATATCGCCACATTCTAACCCAAGAACAAGAACAAAAAATTTAGATAATCTATATAAACAAAGATCTGAATTACAAGAAAAACAAATTATGTCAAATACTGTTAATAGTCATAATGTAACTAATAATTATGGCGGGGGGAATAATACTCCTGCTATTCTACAAAAACCAGAAGATAAATTAAAATCCTTAAAACAATTTCAAAAAGGATATTAAATAAAAGGGGAGTAGTACCGAAACGGTTTCACAAGGTATCACGGAGCTCTTGTCGATATGCATGATTACCAACATACTACTGGTTATACACCAATATAATAAAACTACTCCCCTCTCATCTTATTGCTCAGCTAGTTTCTTAAAATACTCTAAAGTATCTTCGGAAGTTGATTCAGCTGCATCAACTGATGCAATCGGATCACTTGTACTTTCTTCAATCGTTTCAACGAAATCACCGCCAGTTTCACGAGCAATAACTGTATTGAAACGTGCTTCCAACTCTTGATAACTTTTAAAGTTCTCTGGAGCCAAAACACCTTGAAGTGAGTGTTGCTGTTTCCAGACACTCTCTAGCTTTGCATCTTCTCCATCATATAAAGGTGAAGGACTTGCAAACTCTGACTTATCATAATTTGCAAAACCATCTACTTGACGGATTTTGAGTTTAAAGTTAGCACCTGACCAAAAATCAAAAGGATTCATTGGTTCTTCGTCTTTAAACTCTGGATTCATTACACTTTCGATTTTCTCAAAAATCTTTTTACCATACCTAAACAAAAACACTTTGCCTTCGTTTTCTGCATTTGCAGAATCTTCCAGTACAAGAATATTGGAATAGTAACTTAGCTTACGCTTTCGTTCTCTTGCAATATTCTTATCCGACTCAATCCCTGAGTTCCACAAAACTGTATTTGCTTTTGATACAGGATCATCACTTCCGTTAGGATGATCAGAACGAGGCGTGGTCAAAGAGTTCTCTATATACCAACCGCCTGGCCCTTTGAATCCATGTGTCCATAGTCTAACCCATGGCACATCTTCTCCTGTGGGGGCAGGAAGGAAACGAATAACAGCATAGCCATTACCTGTTTTATCTCTTTCACATTTCCAGATACGGTCATCTTCATAAGATGGTTTCTCTGAAAGTTTTTCAACTTGCTTTGTTAGATTCTGCAAGTTATTCATTCGGTTTGCTTTTAAATCTTTAAAACTAGACATAGGTATTTCTCCTTATTTCGTTATATTTCGTAGTATCATTTCAAACTATCATCAAAATACATTACAAAGGTAATTTACTGATTGGCTTCTTCATCATATTAAGATCATGTGCTTCTGCTTCAAGTTTATCTTTAATAGAACGATTTAATAGTTTTGCAACCATTTCAATCTCTCCATCAATATCATCAGTATATTTAACTATAGCTTCTATGTAAGAAATCTGCAAATCTCTTACCATTTCTTCTATGGTAGTATTTATATCTATACTCATTTGAAGTCCTTTACTTTATCACAAATTCCAAGTTTCTTTGCTTCCCTTGCAGACATCCATACGTCTGTAGCAGGTAACAAGTATTCTCGGATTTTCTTTTCACTTAAACCAGTACATCTTTTATAATGATTCATCATCCTTTCAGAAGTTAATTCAAACTCTCTAGTTTGTGCAAGCAACTCATGTTCTTTACCCCAAGCACCCCAACTCCATTGATGAGACATTATAGAGGTGTTTGGGGTAAGTATGCGATGCCCTTTAGTACCATTAATAAACATCATAAAACCTGCTGATGCGATTTGTCCTAGGCCAACTGTATGAACAGGAAACGGACAACCGTTCATAGCATCAATTACAGCAAACGCAGCATTCAAGTCTCCGCCGGGAGAATTAATTACTATCTGTAAACATTTGGGTCGAGGTCTCTGCCAACTCTTGGTGAAGATAAAAGAAATAAGTTCTTTACAAGTTTCTTGACTTACTTCTTCCATGAAAAGGTAAACACCTTTTTCTTCGGGAGTTGATGGAGCCTTCTTTTCTTTTTCACTAGACATATTATCTCCCCCCATTGTTAAATTAATATCTATAAGGATCAATATAAAAAATGTGATCCCCAATTTCAGCTACTTTTAACATATTTCGATTCCAGTATGGGTCAACATCTTTTCTATGATAATGAGTTGCACCATTTAAAAAATCGTTTACCTTCCATCTTTCTCCATAATTTTTAATATGAACACCCGGCTGTTCTAACATAGCCTTTGCAATTACTCTTGAAACTTTCCATGCAATCTTATTTCTTGGTCTATCAGATAATCCATCACAAAACCAAGAGAAATGACATTTATGTTTCACCAGTTTTCCATTTCTATATCTAGCTTGTTTGACAACTTTACATATAGAATTTGGAAATCTTCTACTACTCACTCTATTTATAGTTACTAATGCAACTGCTATTTGTCCTTTAACTTTTTGATCTCTTGCTTCAAAATAAATATTCTTTGCAAGACAATCAATTTCTTTTTTAGAAACATTAGTAAAGCCACTAAGTAATAAAAATGATAATACTATAATTGCTTTCATAATAAAATTGGGGGATGGTTTCCCATCCCCCTTTAAGGAGTATTAAAACGAAAAAGATAAAACTACTTACACACCCCAATATTTATTGAGTGCTTTACGACAAGCAAAAACATCTTTTGCTCCGCCATCAAGATCACAATCTTTGAAAGCGATTTCACCAGTCGCAGGTGAAGTGTAAATTTCTACCCAACGTGGTAATCCTGTAACTTCGGATTCAGCTCGTGTAATCATTCGAGCATTCTTCTTACCAACTTTGGGTGCGCCTTGCATAACAGTCATAAACAAAATCTCCTATAAAAATTATCAAAGTAATGATGAGAGGCAAACCCTCTCATCACTTTAGTAAAACCATTATAACATAATGATAGTCATAATACAAGGAAAAAGTTTAACTTTGTGGTACTAATCCTTGTTGTGGTGCTACTGGTGCTACTCCCTCTGGTGCTAATGGTGCTAAGCCTGGCTGAGCTGGCTGTGGTGCTATTCCATTGTTACAGGGGGTTTGAGGATGTGGGACACCTACAACTGGTGCGCCATGAGGTACAACACCATGAGGTGCTGGTGCTGTAAACGGAGTTCCCAACGGTGCTGGGAATGGTGCATTTCCTTGAGGTGCTGGAACGAAATGCTCTCCTTGATGAATTTCAGTTGGAAATCCTTGAGGATCAGTCATTGGAACACCAGACTGCTGTGGCATCACTTCACCAGCAAATACATTGGTTGAAACCAATGCAAAAACCATAAACATTAGAATTTTCATACTCTCTCCATTCTAAAGATTAATATTGGAGCGGGTGGTGGGGTACGATCCCACGACCTTCACGTTGGCAACGTGATACTCTACCGCTGAGTTACACCCGCCAAATGGTGAGGGGTTTCTGTTCCCAAGTACCCCTCGGACTCGGCTACTTAATTAAGCAGCAATCGCAACGTCATAATCGTTTGCGTTTGTAGTTTGAATGATTGATAACCGAGCCATCATTCTTCTCGGTGCTGTCCATATACCTTCCCTATACAGTCGAAACTAGTTCACCCCCATAATAGAATTTGGTGGAGGCGAGGGGTACTGCCCCCCTGTCCTATATGATTCCGTTATACAGATTATACAGCAATTCAGTAGTGGTCAAGTAAGATACTTCCTAACTTGGCCAAGAAAAAAAGTGTTATTAATATCCAAAATGCTTTATTCATATCTTTGCCAAAACACCCATAATGTATATGATAAATATAATTATCAACATACCAAAAAAGGCATCCCTTGCTTTTTCCCAATCACTCATAACAAATCAATAATTGCATGACCTGCTAAAGCCAAACATAAAAAAACTGTAAACATTAATGCATACTCAAAATATCTCTCAAACATAATTATATCCTTTCATTAAAAAAGAAACTAATTGTAAATCTATAAGATGGGCCAAGAAAATTTTGTGCTTTAATTGTATGAGGTACACTACCATCAAAAAATATTAATTTATTTGGAGTAAATGTATTTGTTAATTCTATACTTTTTCTATCCTGTTTATAAAATATAGTTTCACCGCCCCACTCTGGATTCCAAGTTAAATTTGCATAATATAAAGCAACCTTTTGTTTTGGATGTGTATGAATAAAATTTACATCTAAAGGCTTTGTTAAATTAACAATACACGAATCATAATCTGTTTTATTTAAATCTAATTTTTTTAAAATAGGATTTAAAATATCAATTTCTTCTAAATCCTCTAAACTATATCTACTATGTAAATTAGGATATTGTCTATGTTGTGGTTCAGTACCATCTTCCCAGCCTATTTGATAAAACGACTGTAAAACAAAATTATATATTTCTTGAGTCTTGTCAGCACTAAAAAAATTATCGTAAGTATTTAGTAATTTCATCTTTTACACCATACATATCTTCTTTATTATTTACTTTCCTTAAATGCTCTTTGACTTTGCTCGGTGTAATCATTCCACACTTAACCATTATATTCTTTATTTGTGTTCTTCTACCATCTAACCATTTTTCTGTTTGTGTATCATTTCTTTCTTTATGCCTTCGTGCTTCTTCTTCAGCATCTACTGTAAGAATTAAAACTTTTGCATCATGGTTTTCTAACAACCATTCTATATCAACAGCTCTAAAAAATCTATCACCTTCAAATATAATATGTTTGTAATTTTTATGCTCTTGATCTATAAATTCTCTGAATTTCTTGATAGTACCATAACTCAATCTATCAGTACCCCCAAAAGGTTCACCCTCAGCATACCTACCCAATACCAGTATGTCATTATGTTTCTGACAAGAGAAAAGCTTCATGGGCTCTACATTCTCAGCAGAGCCCAATCCACTTATTATTTCTCTCATCAAGGTTGACTTACCCGAACATGGGATGCCACCAATCATAATAATCATTATACACCGGCCATTTCTTTTTCATACATTTCTTTATACTTCAAAGCATTCATTGTTCCCATTTTTTCATTATGAAATTCACTACTTACCATAAGATTATCATATTCAAGAGTACCGCCTTCACAATCTGGAATAATATGACAACCTACAGCAGATTCAAATGGGAGAAAATCACCAGTTATTTCATCAATCTTATTAACTTCTCTCCATCTTGTCAAAATCATTTCTGGTGGAAATGATTTACCATCATTACTCTTTAAGACAACACAACTATAATTTATTAAACCATTTACCCATTCTTTAGCTTGAGTAAATTTTCTCAAATCTCCAACCTTTTTAACATAAGACTGAAAAGCACCAGATATATTATTATGTTTTGAATCAACGTGTTCACCTTTCTTTTTTCCAGTTTTATGAACATAAGCGTTAAACCTATTATTTCTTAAAAATTTCTGTAATTTATTAATAAAACTACTTACAAATTCTTCCATATCACTTACTTTAAATCTATTTGATCTTTCTCGTAAGTTCCAATAAATAAGACGTATAATATGAAAATCTTGAATTGAAATTTGTTTTTTATAATACTTTTTCCATAAAGGAGCAATTTCTGCATAAAATTTAAATTCTTCCTGTAATGCTTTATCTATACGTTTAACTTCTTTTTCAGAAGTATTTTCAGCATATTCTCTAA